AGATTTTAAATTTCACTAATTTAAAGTATTTATCTGGGTTTGGTAAATCTTCATGTCCTGGTTTAGAGGTTTCATGTTGTTTGTTAGGTTTTTTGAATGCATTAGGAGTTAAAACAGCTATTCTTTCTTCTAGATGTTGTCCTTTCCATAAATCTTTAGAATTAATTCTTTCTTCAGGTTTAATTGCTTTAAATCCACCTTTAATATAAACTTTACCTGAATCAGGCATTGATTCAAATCCAGTAGGTGAATTAGTATCTTTTGCAGTTTTAGGACGAGCAGGATTACGAGTAAAAGCTTTATTAGTGTTTTCTTTTTGTAGTTTAAAGGCTTTAACTCCTAAATATCCACCAGCATTAACAGAAGCTGATTCTTCATCAAGAAGTTCAGCTAAATGTTTTTTTACTAATTCTTTTAATTTATTGTTTTGCATTATGAATTTTTGTTAATTCACTGTGTAATTCTTGATATTGTAATAATGCAACTATATTATCGTCTTTTATAACTTTAGATTCTAAAATAGGGTTAATAAGATTTATTGTCTCATTCACTTTAATTTTAATTGTAGCGTCCTCTATTTTAGGTAAAAGTTTTAAAAGGGATTCTTTTAATAATGTGAATTTAGTATCCACGTATTTTTTTAAATTGGTAGTATTAGAAATATTATTGATGTATTCTTTTAATACTTCTTTCTGATCGTCAGATAATGTATTAAATCTATCATTAAATTTTTCTAACATTATTTTGTAAACTAATGCACGAGTTCCTTTATCTAGGGTTTCAAACTCACTTACTGTGGGTTGTGGAACACTTATAGCATTAGCTTGTGCTATACTTTCTAAAATATTCATTTTAGAAGAAAGAATATCATCTAAATTTTTAGAGGGCACTAAACTAGCTTCTAATAATGTATAAGTGGAAGATAATAATTTGTAGTTATTAATTTTAGCCTTAAAGAAATCATCAATGTCAAAATTGGATTTAATTTCTTTAATTAAATTATATTTTTCTTTTGATATTTTATTTTTATCTAAAGTTTTATTTACTTCTAAAATAGTTGAAAGAATTGAATCCGCTTGGACTTCACTTATGTTTTGTGATTTAGATATCGATTGATATAATTTATTTTCTTTAGATAATTCGGTATTTACAAAATACTTTTTAATCAAAGAAACAGCTTTAGAATCATGACTAGACATTGTATCAGCTGTAATTTTTCTTACAAGTAATTCAAATAGGATCCCAGTGTTTTTATATTTGTTATGCTTTATATTAGCCATTTATTCAATATATAGTTAACTACTAATTATAAATATTAATTTTATTTGTCTTCTTTTAAAAGGTTGTCCTCGTTTAATAAATCACTTTCTTCAAATAAACTTACTTTACGTTTTGGGAACATATTTTTTAAATTATTTGAGATTTGATGGTAAACAGCTTGTGTTCCTACATTTTCTAATGCTAATGGAGATCCGCCTTTATATGCAGTTTTAAACCCTTTAGCTTCATCATCTCCATTTTTCATTCCAGCTCTACCTAATCTATCTTTACCAAGTGGATTTTCTTGAGTATTAATACTTGATGCTTTTTCTTTTGGTCTACCTAAAATTTGATCAGGATAAGTTTCACCCTCTTCATTATATCCTTTTGGCACACCTTCAGTACCTGGATATCTACCTGAACCATATAATGATGCTAATGCGTGTGGTGTACCATAGGCTTCACCTGTTTTTAATGGATCATTTCCTTCTGTTTCAATTTGATCAATTCTAAATTTACGTTTAGCATCTTCTATAATTAGATCTCTATATTCATCATATTCGTTTTCACTAAAGTTAAATATATTATCATAAACCCAATCAGATGGAACAATTTTGTTTTGAATTAATTCTGTTGCTAATGCAGATTTTTCTTTCATTAAAGCAATTTTTTCCTGTTCGTATATAATAGAAGGAACAGTCAATGATAAATCAAAATTAGTTAATGCCTCTCCATCATATCCTTGTGAATATAAGTGTACTAAAGCAATTTTTGTTAATTCTGAGATTAATATCTTTTGTATTCTTTCTACTGTACGAGCAAATCTAATATCTTCTGCTGCTAATGTAGCTTTACCTGTTAAATCACTTTCATACCCTAAATACGCTTTTGGAATTTTTAGAGCAGCAAATAATTTGTTTTTTAAATACTCAACATCATCAATAGCTGCGTAATCTAAACCTTTAGTAGTTTCAATTTTAGTAGTAGTATCTCCTCCTCTAACTGGTATATAGAAGTCTTCTAATATGTTTTGCATATTATATTTCAAGTTATACTCACCTGTGTTAGGGTCCATATATGGAGTTTTTTTCATCTTATTGATGGTTTTCTGCATATAGTTTTCTACCTCATTAGGTGGAATATTACCAACATTAATAAAGAAAGTACGTTTTTCAGGTGCTCTAACAATACGATGTATAAGCATTGCATCTTCTAATAATGTTAACTGTTTAAATATTTTACGAGCAGGTTCAATATAACTTCTACCATAAGGTAAATAGTTAAAATCAGATAATAATCTAAAGTGAGCCATTTCATAATTGTCGAATATAATAGCTTCACTATTATTACGAGTATATGAAGACATTACTTGTGGGCCTGTTGCTGATTGTTGTGATGTAAAGGTAGGATCGTATCTAAATTTTACTTCTTGTGGTTTTTCTGGGTTTCTACCTTCTAATCTAATAATAGAGTAAGAAGAGAATGGTATTACATTATAAACACCAAATTTTTCTGAGATTTCTAGTTTGAGATAGAAATCGCCATATTTACACATGTTACGAGCCCATGACCAAAGATTAAACTCAATATTTAATATATCGTAAAATAAATTATAAAGAATTTTTTGGATTGTATCATCAGAAGAACGTATTTGTAATACTTCTCCCATATCGTTTCTTAAACAAGTTTCATCAGCTATTACATCTAAAGTAGAAGCTATAATAGCATCACTATCCATCATTTCATAATCAGTATACAACTGAATACGAGTAGTAGGATATGTTAAGTCGCTATTAAAGTTGAAGTTTAGACCACCAGTTGTAGTATAAACTTTGTTATATCTATCGAAAAGTGAGTTTGTTTGGATTACACCAAGTTGTTGGATACGATCAGTATCCATTACTTTTAATTGGTTACCTCCAACGTTTCTTATTATGACGTCTGTTGAAAATAATCGTTGTAATCTACCGAAAAATGAAGTATCTACCATAAAATTCTATTATATATTATAAATATTTGTTTTTTAACTAAGAAGCCAATTTAAGTCTTCTGTATTCCCCATACTATCCTTCATTTGATATGGATTATCAACTTGAGAATTGTAAGAAAATATACCAGGAGCTTGTTGAGTTGTAGCATGAAAACTACCTAAAGTAGCTCTAGTTAAATCTAGACCCTGTTGTCTAAAACGTAATGCTGTATCTCTTAGGAATAAACCAATAGAAAACGCCATTACCAAGTCATCATTATAACCTGATTGGGACTGAGCTTTTCCGTTCTTCCAAACGAATACTCTTAATTCATCCATTAGTCTACGAGATTGGAAAATAACTGATCTTTCTTGTAGATACGAAACTAATTTTGAAACACAAAGTGGTCTTGTTTTCATTGATGTTGTAAAACCTGGTATCATACCTTGACCGTTTTCCATTCTTGCTAATTGATTTTCATTAGCTCCCATTGTAGTATCGGCTTTAGAGGAATAGTATAAATTTCTATAACCTCTATCTATTAAATTTTCTATTACACTCCATCCAATATTAGCATTTTCTACTACTAATAAAGCATCATTATATTCAGTTGCAATTGAAAATAATATGTTAGCGTAATCTTTTGTTTGAACTTGTGATTTAAATTCAGCTACTTGTCTAGCTTCAGCTACATCAAAAATATGAAATGCAGAGTAGTCAGTTCCATCTCCACGAGCAACGTCGGCTACTACCATATATGATTTTGAATAATCAGGTAATTCCCAAATCCATAAATCTCCTCCTGCTCCTCTTCTTTCCATTGGTTCTGAAATAAAAGTAGATTCATAAAAGTTAAGTAAATCTGGTTCAATAACAGTATCCCCTGAAGTACTAAAATTACAATCACATTCTTGTGCTGCGTGTCTTAGTCCTAAGATTTCATCTTGAGCATCTCTCCATGTTTGATCTCGTTCAGGATGAACAGTCCAAGGTAAAGATAATGGAACAAATTTATTTTCTCTAGATTGTGCCTTAGTGAAGGACTTATGAAACCAGTTACCTGTACCATAAGGTGTAGATAAGGCCAAACATTGACCCCCTGTAGCTAAGGTTTGTTGTGCTGAAGCGAAAATCTCATCAATACCTTCAATAAAAGCGGCCTCATCAATAATAAGAAAAGAAACGGCTTCTGAACGACCAGCATCCGCTGTAGCACCAACTGCTTTAATTTGTGATCCGTTAGTTAATTTAAGTGATAATTTATTATTCTCTGATGGTTTATCACTTGTTTTTAACCATTTAGGTAAGTTATCATATCCAAAACGTACTTTAGTTACCATGTTTTTAGCAGTTTCCTGCTTAGTTGCAATACACAGTACGTTTTTATCTTTGTTAAATAACATTAACCATAAAGCATAAGCTGAGGCTAACGTTGATATACCTAACTGACGAGATTTATTAATAATTGTATACTCGTTCTTTTGTAATTGGTGTAATACTTTTTCTTGGAATGGGAAAAGATTAAACTGGATTCTACCTCTTTGTGGGTGTTGAATCCAGTAATATTTCTTCATAAAATAGACTGGGTCCTGCGCACAGCGGACCCACTCTTGTTTTATCATTTCCTTTAAAGGAATTGGATTTTGGTTTTCAGACATAACTTAGTTTAGTTGGATTAAGCTTCTTCGCCACCCATCAAATCAGCAGCACTTAATGTTTTTGGTGCTTTATACACTTTAGCTTCTAATGATTTTTTCTCAGCAGTTAAGTCTCTTAATTGAGCTACAATAGCAGCTTCTTTAGCAGTACCTTTAGCAGCTTGATATACAGGAATTAAAGCTTTCATTTCTTTAGTTATTTGAGCTAATTTTTCAGCAGCAGTACCTAATCTTTTATTACCTTTAGCAGCTCTTGTTGCAGCCATTTCATCAGCAATATCTTCTGCATCTTTTTCTCCACTAAATATTGAAGTATCAACTGGTTTTTCGTCTGCTTTAGGATTTGTAATTTTTAATTTTTGTGAAGTTGGTTTTTCTGCTTTTACTTTTGGTTCAGCAGCTGGTTTATTTGGGTCTGCTTTTCTACCTCTTTGCCCTAATTCTCTTGAACCACGAACTAAAGCAGCAAATTTATTTGTTTGGTTTTGATGTAATTCTTCTTCACCAGCATCTAAAATTTGAGCAATTTCAGAATCTGCATTAAGAGCTTTTAATAATGCTGATTTTTCTAGTTCAGGATTATTTTTAATAATATCAGCTGCTCTTTGCCCTAGTGGGGTAAAAACTCCTCCAGCACCCGTTAATTTAGCCATTTCTTCTAGAGAAACTTCTTCTTCTAATTCGTCTTCTTGTAAATTAGAAGGATTAAAGTTTTCAGCTAGCAAAAAATCTCTATGCTTACGTAAATCAAAATTATTTTCAATGTTCATGTTCTATATTTTTTAAATTAGTGTTTTGATATAAATATTATAAAGAAATAACTTCTAATATTTGTTTAACACGTTGCTCAGTAGTACCCTTTATAGGTTTACAACACTTTAATCTATAATTATAAGATGTAAGAGTATCTCTAATAATAAAATCAATTAAATCTCTATATTCTGCATTAGTTTCTCTCACTCCATTATTTTCTATCTCTACTCCTTCAGGAGACACATAAAAAATATAATCGTATTCTCCAATAAAATTACGAGCATATTCTTCATATGAAATTTTATCTGCTGAATTTATAGATTGAGCAGCTTGTGTAAAAGCTATTACATCAATAACTGTTCTATCAGTTATTAAGTTTTCATTCATTAATTCAGCACAACGTTCTGCTAAAAATACAGTTTGACCTTTTAATGTAGAATCAGTATTTAATGGAATACCTAAATCTCTCAAATATTTACTACGTTCAGTAGCAAAATGATAGTCTTTAAATTGTGGTAGCTCTTTTAAAGCATTAACTAATGTTGTTTTTCCGACACTTACTGTGCCACATAACCCTATTTTCATATTAAAATCTTGATGTTACTTGTGGATTTTTATCTGGTGGTACTCCATGTCTATCTCTACGTGCTTCTAACCATTCATCTTTAGTGTACTGGAAACCGTATAGATAATATTCGTCTTTTTTCTTTAATTCCTTAGCATATTTTAATGCTGGTCCATCCCATGAATGTAGTTTACCATCAAAGTAAATGATGGTTCTACCATCTTCAGTGGTTAATGTTCTTGATTTATAATCTTGTTCTTCCATATGTTTAATATAATAAAAATTATTTGTATTTCAAAATGTCTTCAGCAACATAGATCCCTTGTGCACCACTTACTGTTATACCTCTAGCGGAAAGCGCATCACCAACAAAATGTACGTTAGGATACTTGGTCAGGGCTAAGTTGGCATAATCAACAAGTGGCTCAGGTGATAGATATTTTACTTCAGGTATATACATACCCCAATCGTCTTTTAATGTTGGGAATACTTTTTTCATATCATCAATAAAATCATCAATGTATCTAAAGTAACCTTGAAATGTTTTTCTTACACTAATCATATCAGTATCTGATACTTGAAAGGCTTCTACTTGTTCTCCTTCTGAAGTTAATGAAGGTTTTCTTGAAGGTGAGTAATATAAACCTTTATCATCAATTGATTGGAGTTGTTTTACAACTTCTCTACTCCAAGTAAATGGATCTTCAATACCATTTAACTCCATAATAATACCAAAATTAGTCATATCGTTTCTATAACGTTCGTCTTTTTTAGCATGACCATTGTAAGTAGAGTTTCCGTATGTTTCTTCTACTGCAACATATGCTGCATTATTATTAGTACAGAATGAACGTAATGATACTCCTTTATTATCAAATTTTCTATATAACTTAAAGTCATATGAAATATCAATTAAGTTTTGAAAGTGGTGTTGTGGTGCTTCAAAACGAACACCAATTTGTACAGATTTAGGTTCAGTTGGTAGATCATATTTTTCAGCTAATTGTTTACCAAAGTCAATACCTGATTTACCTACACCAAATATAAGTTCATCATAAATACATAACATATTTGGATCACTAAAGCGTAATATTTGTTTGCTAAAATTAATATCAGTTACTTTAGTTTCCCAATGAAAATCAACACCTTTATCAACTAAATACTCATACCAATTTTTAGCAATTTCTAATAAATAATCTGTTCCAACATGCCATACAGGAAATAAACGTAAACCAAAGTGTGGTTTAATAAAATCAGGTTCAGCAACTGGATTTGAACATTGTACTTCTTCAGGTTTAGGATGAAAACGTTTAAAGTTAGTTATAACTTGATCCATCAATTCCATTGCTTTATCTTCACCACAATATTTAGATAATTGTCCTCCAATGGCAGTGTGGTAAGTTAATTTACCATCAGACCAACCACCAGCACCTAACATACCAGTCATTACTTCACTTGGTAATCTTTTATGAGGATCTTTCCCCATATCAATAATTGTAATTAAATGACCTGGATAGCCATTATCTACTAATTTAGTGGCTGCATTAATACCTGCTACTCCTGCACCTACTATTACTATTTTTTTACTCATAAATTTAATTTTTTAATAGGGTTTAATATAATAAAGAAAATCTGCTCATCCAAATGGAATTGCAGATTTCTTTAAACTGAAATTTATTTATTTATAATTTACTTATCCTTAAAGATAGAGGTAATAATTTACCTTGTGCATTTCTTAATGTTACTAAGAATTGTGATTCACCAAATATTTCACTATTAGATTTAATTAATAATGCTGCTATTTTAGTGTTTGGACCTGGGTATTTAACAAATGTTTGAGTTATATTACCAACTGCATTATTAGCATCTTCTGCTGTTAAAATTGGGATTACTTTAACATCTCCTCCTTTAATTTCTTTTACATAGTAATAACCATATCCAAATGATGAAGCTAAGAAGTTTTTAAACTTGCTTGTTTCTATATTAATTGGTTCCCAAGTAGTAGGAGTACCAGTTTTATTAATATAATTATTTAAACCCTCAGCTACTTTATCTTCATCTATATTAAATATATCAATTAATTGACTAGAATCAGAAGTTGGATCGTTTTTAGAAGCATCATAAACTACTTTATCACCTTGCATTACAAAAAATGGAACGTTTTTACCACTATATAATCCACTTCCACTTTTATTTTTTAATGAAATATAATATGGTTCACCATTATATGTAATGGTAATATCAGAAATTGTTGGTCCTATAGGTTCAGGACCGTCAAAACTTAAATCTCGTTTAGTATCTACTCCCCCTTCAAATTTAATATTTTCTGAGGTTAGTTGAGTATTATCTATATCTAATTTATTATATAGAGTTTGTAATGCTTTAGGTAAATCTTCATTAGGAGTACCTGCTAATTCTTGAGCAGTAGTTACAAAATTTTGTTCGTATTTTTCACCTTCATTACCACCTCCACTTACAATTATTCTTACTAATCCAAAATCAGGAGTATCAAACTCATACATAGTAAATTTACCTGATGGATTTGGTGCTACACCTGGTTTGATTTGTTTGATGTTTTGAGCTTGTAGAATATCAGTAAAAAATGATTCTATTTCTGCAGAGCTATGTTTTTTTGGATCAGCTAAACGTTTTTTGTCACTTTGTGCTTTGAATCCTAATGATGAATCTGCTTTAGTTAAAAAAAAAGAAATTGCTTTCGCAGTATTAGCATTAATTCCTCTATCACTAGCTTCAGTTAATATTCTGAATTTAGTAATTTTATTTAATCCTTCTTTTACTTCTTCAGGTTTTTCTTCTTCTGCTGGTGGAGTTTCTTCAGTTGGTACTTCTTCTGTTGAAGTTGCTTCATTTTCTTCTGGAGTTTCAGGTCCAGTACTTCCTGGAGGTAAACCTAATTCTAATAGTTGAGCAATAGAAGTAATAGCAAATTCTTCTTCAGATAAATTTAATAAATAATATTTTTTACCTGCTATTTTAGCAGTATAACAAGTTTCTCCATAAATTAAAAGGAATTCTTGTTTATTGTGAAGTATAATTCTAAATGTGGTTGGTTTAGGAGCTATTACAAACACACCAGAAATAAAATCTCTATAGTGAGGTGTCATTAAATCTTCTAATGTATCATTTAATGAAGGATATTTTTGAAGAATATACTCTAAGGGATCACTTTCAAAAGTCAAAGGTTGAGAATTTTGAAAATCCTCAATTTCTTCTTTGATTAATCTTTTTAATATAGATAATGTATTCATAATTTAATTTTCAGTAGAATATGGTGTTCCTTGTTCTTTAAATCCTATTACCCCAGGTATACTTCTAATACTATCAGTAATAATTTTTAATGTAATTTTAGAATCAAATTTATCTTGTTTAACATATGGGTATGGATCAATTTTTATTTGGATTTCACTTCTAAAATATCTTGAAGTAGGATCTTGATCCATCTCTACGTTACGTACAACTGTAATAGCAGGTAATGCTCTAATATCTGAAAGAATGTCTTTTTGATTTCTTTTTTCGTCGTCTACAATTAATATTCCATCTAAGTGAAATATTTTATCTAGAGTACCTTCGTTTAGTAATTTATTTAGTGATATCATAATTTATTTATTTGTTATAGGACCTCCAACAACCCAAGCATCACATGTTCTAGATGCAGCACATTTGAATTTTAAGAATCTACAATATCCTAATTTACCAGCTTCAATAACATCAAAAGGATCTTCTGATCCTCCATCAGTTCCAATTCCTTTAGCAATACAATCTAATGTTTTTTCAGTAATATCAAAAGCAGCACAGTTACCACATAAAGATTGTTTAGCTTCATCTACTGTATCTAATTGCCACATTTGTGCCTTTCTATCCCAAAATTTATCATTAGGTAAATTTGGATTTAAAGGACCATACCCTTGGTTTTCAATAGCACTTTGTCTATTTCTTAAATTAAGATTAATATCTTGAGTTGCCTCAGGACATTTACCTTCTACTTCTTTTAATATGTTTTGTAGTTTAATCATTTTGTTTTACCCCAAGTTTTACCTTTACCTTTTCTTTTACATCCAGCAGGAGTAGGTCTACAAGCAGGGTATTTAGAACGCTTTTCACCTTCTTTTCTACCACAAGCTTTATATCCTCCTTTACCATCAGGTGCATTACAATCTACCCATCCTTTTTCTTTACCTTTAGGACCTGAACGTTGAAACCATTTGTGAAGTGATTCGTCTTCTTTTATATCTTTCCAAATATCACCTTTACGACATCTAACAATAGCACCTGATTTGTAAGCAGATGGTTTATCGTATTTGCGATCAGCGATACGTTTACATCTATCTTCTCCTTCAAATAGGATTTGTTTTAATATGTCTGAAAGTTTGATCATTTTTTACTTACTATTTGATTATAATCAGCCATAGTTAATGTTTTTCCACTAGCGCTTAAAGTAATAGCTTTTTCAGTTACATCATGTAAATCCATATCAGTTTGAGCATCTTCTCTCGCATATTCTAACATACGAATAAAAAGTGGAATATCTAAAGTTACTTTATCTATTGGATTAGTAGATTTTTCAGATAATTTTTGTAAATGAATATCTTCTATTGCTTCTCTAATTAGATACCTTAATGTAGATTCTGTCATATTATTTAAATTTAGCTAAAATTTGTTCGTTTTTTTTAATAACGTTTTGCCTTTTAACTTGGTTACCATGATTAGGTTTTTGTTTACCTGGTTTTCTTGACTTAGACATAATTAAATACTTTTTATAAAGTTTTTCAAAATTTCAGTTAGTTTAGGTAAAGAATGTTCAGTTATAGCTTGTATTATTTCATTTCCTAAGTTCCCTGATAATTCTTTTACAGAGTTTATTGTGGGTTGTATTTTACTAGGATCTACTGTTCCTAAAATAGCCATAGAAGATAAAGTTAAAGCTTTTAATAATTTAGCTGTTTTATCTCTTTTAATAGAATCCTTTATAAAAGGAGTAAGTACTACTCTAAAAGGGGCATCTAAATAATTATCTATTTCTCCAGTTACCTTTTCAATAATTTTATACCAAGCAGGACTATTTCTTTTTTTAAGATCAATTCCTGATTTTTTAGCTATTATATTTACAACTTTCATTATAGCATTTATTATTCCAGGAACAGCTAATACTAATGAAACAGTTCCTAAAATTTCATTTTTAGGAGCATTTTCAAGAGCATCTTTTATTTCATCATCAAGATTTCCTAAATCAGTAATAATGGGTTCTGCTTCTATTTCTAATAATATATCAGCTAACTTAATCATTTATTATTTTACGGGTGTAGTAGTAGAAGTTGATTTATCTGCTCCTGGTTCTTCACCTATTGCTTTATTTAAATATTGGAGAACATATCTGATGTTTTGATTTTTAGAAAAATCTATTGTTTCTCCACTTTGAATTTGGTCGTATATAGCTTTAATTACAGTAGCAAAAGATGCAGCATCAGTTACTTCGGCATTTGCTTTAGTTTTCATTGATGGAGGTAATTCAACTTGAGTTGGAGTAGGTGTATTTTCTTCTAAACTATCATTATATTGAGTTAATTTATCTTTAGCATAATCAGCTACTTGTCCTAATTTACCTTTTACTTTATTTTTTAAAGCATTGTAAACAGCTTTTAATGCTTCACCTTGTTTAGCATCATCTTCAATATCAAGAGCACCTTGAAAAGCTAATAAAATATCATCCATTGAAGTATCTCCTTCACCTTCAGCTAATTTTTTAGCTTTAGCAGTAGCAATAGCATAAGTTTTAGAATCTTTAGATGCTCCTTGTTTAGCCATAGCTTTAACAATATCTTCTTTTTTATTTTTTTCAGCTGGGGTTAATTTCTTTTCTTGAAGAACTTCCATTACTGCTTTTTTAATTTGATCTTTAATTGATTCTTTCATTGGTTTTTTAGGTTGGGATGATATAAATTGTAAAGCCGAAGCTATTAAGTTTTTCTTTTGTGAATCAGTAATATCAGCTACTGTAATTTTATTACCTTCAATAGTAGTTTTTTCAGCAAAATCTTTTGGTATTAATTTTTTAAATTTCT